GGGGGATGACGCTAAACTGAAGGAATTTGAGATTGTCTATAGAGACGGGGCGGTTCACGGATTGAAGATTGAAATTTTAGCGGACGAAAAACCACGGCCAAAACTTGAGTTAATTAAAGACGAAAAGGACTAACCCTCTTTTTCTGCTTTTGCCCCGTAAGCAATTTCATCGTCCAAGAGACCTGCAATGGCATCCCATACTTCATTCTTAGGGTCGTTGAGCTTCATGGCCAGCTCATAGAGTTCATCTGGGACAGCTGACATCATATTTAGCGCTTGTCTCACGCTGACTTGTATAACGGATCCGCTTTCCGTTTCCTCTCGAAAAAGATTATAAACTTCAGTCTTGAAATGCCCCGCCATTTTATCTAAGAGATCAAAAGGCACCTCTCTCTCGCCAGACTCATATCGTTGCAGGGTGCGAATATTAATACCCAATAGCTCGGAAAACTCATCCTGAGTCCAATGTCTTTCTCTAAGTTTAGAGATGTTGTGAGCAAGTATTACGGTCGCTTTGGTCATAATATCCATGATAAACGGTTGTAATTTTTTCAAAACGACCAATTTGACCGGAAAAACCATTGCATTGCGGTCAAATTAGCCGTAACATTCGTTACATGAAGACATTGACAGACATGAGTGGACAAAAGATTAAGCGGGCTGTGGTGGCCAGCGGATTTACGAAAGAGCAAGTGGTGGCGTCCGTCCAGGACAAAGGATTACGATTCAGCCTTGCAGGGCTGGATAAAATCTACCGCAATGAGTTTCCGGTAAACGATACCGAAGACATTATTGGGGCCATCGCTCTTAAATGCGGTTGTCTTGTTTCGGACTTTGCAGAGGACGAAGTCAAGACAGCCTAAGGTTAAAAGAGGACCAGCACCCTTCTTATAACCTTCAGAATAATTTCACTCAATAGACCATGAATAAAATGCAGGATTTTCCTGCCACGGCATTACTTTGCCTTTTTTGGAGAATTTTATGCAGATCTTTATGTCTTACGACTACGCCGGTTTTGAAACTGCAAAAAATGATTCTGTTTCAACGAATCCAGAACTTACTACGAAAGAAGAATTCTTTGAGGCCTTTGAGTACACCATTAAATGGGGTTCACACGACTGGTCTCTAGGACATTGCGAATCATTCCAAATCTACAATCAAGACGGCGAGATAATTTTCAACTCAGAAAACAAAGACTCTTCAACTAAAGGGGAAGTCGCATGAAAGGACAAGTCACTGTCACTCTATGGCCAGAAGATATTGTTAACGCTTTTACCGCTCAAGAGTTCATGAAAATGTATGGCGGCAAATTACTACTGAGCCAACTTTTTATGGGGGAGATTATTAACAATCTCGACATTGATGAAGTTCTTGAATTCATCGGCGAAGAAAGGATTAGAGAATTCCTAAATCAAAACGTTAAGCAGGAGATTGCATGAGTACGGCACTTACACCAATGGAAAGCACGGTCCTTTCTTACGAACAAAGTTTTAATGCTGTCAATGCGTACAAACTGAACTTTAAAAAAGAAGCAAACTTTGCGCTTCAGCTTTTAAAAGCTAATTCATACTTAAGAGATACCGCTCAAAAGAATCCTGATGCTCTTCAAGCGGCGATTACAAACATTGCGGCGATCGGCATTTCTCTTAATCCGGCCGTAAAAGAAGCTTACCTGGTCCCTCGTGGAAACCAAGTGTGCTTGGACATTTCATACATTGGTCTAATTAAGCTCGCGACTGACACTGGCGCAATCGCTTGGGCTCAAGCTGAGATTGTTAAGAAGAACGACAAGTTTACCTACAATGGCGTTGGCCAGGCTCCTACTCACCACATGGACCCTTTCAGTGATAGAGGCGAAGTCGTCGGCGTTTATTGTGTTGCTCGCCTATCAACTGGCGAATTCCTTTCCACAATCATGACGGTTCAAGAGTGTCATGCCATCAGAGATCGATCATCTCAGGCTGCCCAAAAAGGTCCATGGAAAGATTTTCCTGAAGAGATGTACAAGAAGACTGTCATTAAGCGCGCTTCAAAGTTATGGCCAAAATCTGAGCGCCTAGACACCGCTGTCCAGGTTCTTAATGAGCATGAAGGGATTGAGTTTAATTCAAACAAACCCCACATGGACCAGGCGACAAGCACAGAAGTTCCAAACGAAAAAACATTCAAAAACATTCGAGATTTATTAGCGGCAAAAGGTCGCTCTGAAGATCAGCTTCTAAGCTATCTCGCTGTTCAAAACGGCGGCGAGAGAAAAGACAAAATCGAAGACCTGAACAGTGCAGAAATCGAATACTCATACAGAATGCTTGGAGGTGCAAAATGAGTCCTGAAATCATCCAACTAGATCAAGGAACGGCAGAGTGGCAAAAGCTTAAACTTGGCGTAATCAGCGCCAGCAATATCTCAAAGGTTCTCGCTAAGAAAGGAACCGAAACTCGCAACGGCTACATGATGGAGCTCATCGGGCAAATAGCTACAAGAGAGTTTGATGAAATCAACTCCAAGGCACTTGATTGGGGCAAAATGAATGAAGTTGCTGCAAGGGCCGCATACGAGTTTGAAGCGAATGCTCAAATTGAACAAGTTGGATTTATTTACAATCTTGATAAAAGAGTCGGCTGCTCTCCTGATGGGCTTATTAAAGGGAAAAATAAGGGTCTAGAAATTAAGTGCCCTATCACGGCAAAGGTTCATGCGGACTTTCTGGCAAACGACAAAGTCAAACCGGAATACGTTTACCAGGTTCAATTCTCAATGTTCGTGACCGGGTATGAGGCATGGGACTTCTGCTCATTTCATTCAAAGTTTAAATCAAGCATGCTCAAGATCCGCACATTCGAACGTGATGAAGAGCTCATGGAAAGATTCGCCAATGAGCTTGGTGAGTTCATTAATGAAATGGACGCAGTCTTAAAGAAGATCGGGATTACTTATGGGGATCAGTGGGCATGAGGCGGGTTTATCACGACACATATTTTTGTCCATACTGCCTTCAGTTCGTACGAGGCAGAGAACATAAGCTGATCTGTGAAAAGATAAATGGGGCCGGTTCCGGCATTCTAATGTCTAAACACGGATTGTCAAACAATACGAATTCCGGCGGGTCGGAGTTGGTATTTTGGTTTTAATTCGGCCGAAGGATAACGGCAGAAACAAGTTTTACGGGGGATTCAATGGATTTGTGGTTTGAAAGCGAAGAAAGAATGATGGCCGAATACGATTTAGTAAATGACGTATTCAAAGACCTTAAAATCAAGATTAAAGAAGGTGGCAAGAATGAGTTACTTATATCAGGCGATTATCTTGCAAAAAAATATTTAGACAAAGAACATGGCGACTACGTCGAGACATTTGGTGTCTTAAAGAAATTCTCAGAAACCTTCAGACTCAATGGCAACTTTTACATTGAAGGCATCACGCAAAAAATCATTAGCGTTTCACTAACAGACGAGCTTTCTACTCAGATCAAGAGCGAGGGCGTGTAATGAGCGGCTGGATTAAATTGCACAGAAAAATTCTCGACTCCAAGTATGGAAAGAATCTAGAGCTTCGCGGACTGTTTGATAGTTTACTCTTGATGGCGAACCATAAAGAAGGTTTTACGCCAGACGGCACAAGGATACTTCCAGGTCAGTTTATGACCTCAAAAATTGGCCTTGCTACTGAATTTAAAATCTCAGAAATGAGAATGCATCGTCTTCTTGAAAAGCTAAAAAACGCGGGACAAATCGCGGTCAAGAGTTCTCCTAAAAACACAATCATTACAATAACTAACTGGTATTCATATCAAGTCAGCGAGGGAGAGGTTGAGGAACAACCGCGGAACAACCGCGGAACAAGTGAGGATCAAACGCGGACAAACAAGAATGAAAATAATAATAATAATAATAATAATAATAATAATAATAATAATAATAATAATAATAATATTATATCCCGTGCCTTCACGCCTGATTTCTTCTCTGGCGTTATCGACGAGCCTAAAAAAAATTTACCAGAAATCGAACCGCAAGATTTTCGCAATCCTAAAGAAACTGTTCTTGAAATGGCCAAAGACCGCCAGGATTCGGTCCATGAGAAGCTTGCCAAGAAAGGCAGTATTCTAAGCCCTGAATGGATTGTGATTGAGTATTACAACAAAGCTAATGCCAAGAAATTAAAACAAGTCGAATCGAACTATAAGCAAATTAGGGCCAGAATCAAAGAAGGCTACACTGTAGAAGAGATGAAGGAGTTAATCGACTATGCGGCAAGGGTTTGGGCTAAAGACTCTTTCTGGGCCAAGCACAACGTCCCTAGCACTCTTTTTAACAGTAAGTTTGACGGATATCTCCAAACTGCCAAAGACGCCAATAAACCAAAACTAGACCCATTAGACGCCTTCTTTGAGCAGTACTCCCATGTGTTTGAGCAAGAGGGGGCCTAATGACACTCTTTTTTACTGACAAAGAGCAGCAGGATTTTGAGGCATCTCTTAAAGAAGTCCATTTTCACAGCAAGCTAGGTTTTGCAAATTCAACCAACGGCTTCCGTCGTGGGAGTATGCACTTGTTTGTGGCCGGCACTGGCGGCGGCAAGTCCACTCTAACCAGGTCGCTAATTCGGGATCTTCTTTTTAACCCCGGTAACAACCCTATTATTTGCATTTGGTTATCGGAAGAAACAATTAAAGAATATCAGGCGATGTTTGCCATGGGCGTGCCTTCACATGATCGCCTACTGAATACACAAGCCTATTCAGAACAAGACAATCAAATCGTAAGCGAAATGCACTTCTTTGAATGGGTCGAAATGCATAGCCCCGATGTGCTGATTTACGACAATATCACGACTAGCAAGTTCTACGAGGGGAAGCGCCCAGATGATCAGGCGAAATTTGCGGCCAAACTTAAAAATGTAATCAAGAAAGTTAACTGTGCCGGAATTATTATCGCTCATGCCGATTCTCAGCAAACGCAACAGAAAGGCGGCCTCCTGGATATTAACAACATCAGGGGGGCAAAAACCATTTGCAACTTAACTGAGTTTGCCTATTTGGTTCAAACATTCAAGACGCCGAAAAATACTTTTTCAACAATCAGGATCGCTAAGAGCCGTTCACAAAATGTTGTTCACGATACTTACTTGTTAAATTTTGACCCGAGAACAAGGTCATATTTAACGGATACTGCAATTCCGTTTGAAAAATTCAAGGAGGTTTATAATGAACGAAACAGATTATAAATCTCCTTTGCGATTAATTGAAAATGAGTGGGATGAGCTGAGCTCATCAGAAAAAGCACTTTGCCTTTCATACAAAAGACTCCTTGAAAGAGGTGTAAAAATTAATCCTGCGCTTATTTGCGAGATTAATGAGATCCATGAAAGACACCCTGATTTTCACATGGGCTGCATTCCCTGCCAGATTGCTCTAATGACTGACGACGTATCTGGTTACTTGCCGGAGGGAGCATGATCACTGTTGATCCGAAAGAATATCGTCTTGTGTATTTCAGAAAAAAAGACGGCAGAAAATTTTTAGCGAAAAGAGTAACAGGCCAAGAGTACGTTTTATATGACACTGAAGAGAATAAAAAACAGAGACTATCGTACCATTTTTTACGAAAAGAATTTGTCTCAGATTCAGACAATTTCAAGAGTGTAAAACAGGCTTTTAATTTTAGAGCTTCATAGTTCGAATTTAGTTGGCGAAGACAAAATAAATTGATGGCCTATGTTTACAACGAGGTCATTTATGGAAGAGACGAACTTAACTTTGTTACCAGAGGAACAGTTACCTAAGACTGATCCAGCAAAGCCGAAGAAGCAAACTGCGAACTGTCTTGGAGTAATTCTAAGAGAGATTCTTGAAGAGAGAGGGATAACAGATTCAGAAGTAGTAAAGGCCACAGGAATTCCATGGCCGACATTCTGGGGATGGGTAACGGAAAGTGTTGATGTTCAACTAACTGACGACAACTTATTTAAGCTTTTTAAGTTTTTGAACGTACCTCTGCATTACCTCGTTTACGGAATTGGCGAAGATGAACCTGTTTTTAAAAATGAAGAAGAGGAAGCAAGCTAAATGGAGCCAGTTAAATTTATGAATCATTTGAGACTTATTACAACTCAGAGAATTAATGAGCTTAAAAAAGAAGAGCTGAAACAAAGAGAGAAAATAGCACTCAATGGAAACGTAAGCTTTCACAAAAGATACAAAGAAGACTTGCGCTGTATTGAAGAGGCAAAGCAACTGAACGAGGAAATTTATAACGAACTAATGAGAGCATAAATAGCGGGTTAACAATTTAAAAGATTGTTACGAATTTGCAGAGGGTTGTGCCCGCTCCCCTCACTAAAGATAAATGAATAACCAGGCGAGCATTAAAAAAGTGGTTTAACCAAGTATGTGGTTTTTCTATCAGTGGCTCCGAGCTCGCCGGCCCTGAATTTTGAGAATTTATGGATAGCGATTCGAAATGGATGATCGGTTACATTTGGCTTCTAACTCTCATGGGCGCTGTATTTTGGGGTCATGAGCTAGGAATTATGAAAGGTGAACATGAGACAAGAATAGCAATGAAGCATCAGCTTGAATCGTGTCAGAAAGTAATTGCGGGAGTCAGTGAGTGATCGGAGAAATTAGGCTCGCAATGACTCAAATCGAGGGAGAGGTTTTTAAGCTTGAATTGAAGCTTGATAAAGAAGTGAACTTAAATAATTACTGCAAAATCAGAAAAGAAATGGATGCGAAAAAGACGCAACATACTCAGTACCGACTTGTGCTGGATGAATTTGAGAAGCAGGAACAGTTAAAGAAAATTAAAAGAAGGATGATGAGATGAGATTTGACAATAGAACAAACTCACTTTGGATCAGAGATGCTGCGAACTTCGCATCAACACTCCTGACAAGAGGTTCAAAGCTTGAGCAAGAGATTTTTTCGAAAGACGACTGGAAGTTCGACAACATTCAGAACGGCTCAGAAGTGTCTTATAAATTAATTGATGTTAAGCGCCCAATTATCCCGATCCTTACCTTCAAATCAATTAATCCTTGGACAAGCTCTTTAGGATATTTCCAGGACGGGGTTATTAATATCAATATTCGAAAATTTTCAAACATGTCTGATAAAGAGATCATTGGTCTTTTACTTCATGAATACGCCCATTATTGTGGCTTCACTCATGGGAATAACTTTAAGACAGAAGAGAAATGCAAGTTCAGCGTGCCATATTTCTTATCGGAGAATGTTTCAAAATGGATTTAGAATTTTTCGGGGTTAAAACAAAAAAAGTTCCCTCTCTTGATAATGTCTATGCAAGCGAATGCGGAAGACTGTTTGGGTTCAGGAGATGGGGCGTGCCATTCGAGTTCTCGTATATGAAGGACAAGGATGGTTACATAAGGATTGGAACCACAAAGAATGGAAAACATTTTAGGGCAAGTGCCCACAGGCTCATCGCAGAAACATACTTAGGGTACTCTAAGCTAGCAGTAAATCACATTGACTACAATCGCGAAAACAATGCCCTTATCAATCTGGAATATGTAACAAATAAACAAAACACCTTCCATAGCATGAAGGCGGGAAGAATTTTTCAAGGGAATCAAATCCTGGATGAATGCACCCTATTGGCTGTTTACACGACTTTGCCTCATATGCCACTCGTTAAAATCTGTCGTGCATTTAAGCCAAACGAGTCCGCAATATCGGCAGCAGCACAAGGCCTGAACTTTAAAGGTTTTTTCCGAGATTACATGAATGAAGCAACCTTCTCTGAAAAGAAGAGGTATCAAGCCAATTTAAGAAATAAGCAAATTGCAATAAGACTAATAAGCGGAAATGAAACACATCTCATGATTGCAAAAGATTACGGTATTACCAAAACACGTGTCGGGCAAATTAAAAAAGAGCTATCGAGGTGGCTATGACTACAGCAACGAAAGCAACAAGAGACGCAAATGAGAGAGTTCGAAACCTTGAACTCGCCCTCTTTGAAGCGAACAACAAGATCAAAAAACTCGAGCAAGAGAATAAAGACTTGAAATTTTATAACTCAATGTCTGACTCTGAAGTGAAGAACGTTCTCACTGATGCAGTCCAGGCGCTTCGACTTTACGCTGATCCGAAAACATACAGGCAATATCCGCTCGCAAGCCTTCCGATCTTTACAGCGTTCGACATGGTCACAACTGAAGATCACGAAGTGCTGCAGCTTACACAAGACACAGCGTCTGCAGTTTTCGCTGGCAAGAAAGCGAGAGAGTTTTTTAGGAAGATTAATAAGGAGTAAGTATGAAAGAAACGATCGAAGTTTTTTTATCCGAGTCGGACATTAGAGATATGAGGAGCGGTAAATCTTTCGTTGTTTCCACAAAGAGATGCACTCACCATGTGACAAGTGCAAATCTTGTTTTACCTGAAAGAAAAAAGGAAATTTCAGAGGTTGAGCTATACGAGGAATTCAAGATCATTTTCCCAGATGCTTATCATGGCGATTACGTGAAATTAGCAAACAAAATATTTGGAACAAGGTAAGTCACCTTATCGTGATTAATACTTAGGAGATAAATAATGGAAAAGACGTTTAGTGAATTAGTTGGTGAAGCTCTTGGTACAGCATCAATGGCATGGAGTGAAAGACCTCGGGGAATTTTTGATTCTGATACGTGTTGCGTTTTACATATCGACATTATGAATATGCACAACGAGGAACTGCGAAAGCTAAAGGCAACTTATGAGGCCATGCTGAAAAGTAAGGATGATGAACTGGTTGCTGCTTTAAAGGAATTAGGGGCTACAACATTCAAGCTTGATGAGCTTATAGCATCTCAACCATCAATTGATTAAATCAAAATAAGCAATCGCAGGAGAAAGAATGAGTGAATATACAACGAACGGAACTTTCGTAACAACTGGTGACGGTTACTACATGGGCATTTTCGCTACTGTCGAAATGCTTAACGACAAAATAAAAAAGATCAAAGAGCTTGAGTCTAAACTAACAGAGAGTGAAAGTAAGCACCTTGCTGTTATCAAGGACCTTAAAGAACTACCTATCGCCCAACACAATATAGAGCTACAAGAAAGAGTAATCACCTTAGAGTCCAGCTTTGAAGAATTGTTTAACGTAATCATGAACGACAAGCTTGCGTCTATCGGTACATCGGTTCGCGCTATTGAAATATTTAACGAAGCGGAATTACCAGTTAAAGCACAAGAATGAAAACTATCGTGGAGTGAACTTATGAGTATTGTCAGAGAAAACTTAATGACTAGGCCCCATTATCGACCTTATTGCGGCAGAGATGGGAAATGTCCGAGTAACTGGCCGAGAACAGTTTTCGTGAAAGACCAGTTTGAGTGCCCAGCATGCGGCTTCAGGACTGAATTTGAACCAGAGTTTATTGAGCAATACAAAGTGAAAGCCCTTGAGCTGGCAAGACAAAGACCTCCTCAGCTCTCGGATTTCTTATAACAACGAGCGAGGGGTATGAAAAAGATAATTCAATGGATAGCTGATTTCTGGAATCAATTCGGCATGTGTGAAGTATGCATGGAAAGCAAATCTACTGGCGTAATTCTGCACCCGATTGAAGCTGGAATAAGTGTTTGTGACAAGTGTGCAGAAATTTGTCGATAAATATACAAGTAACAACGAGCGAGGGATATATGGGTAATTATTGCGAAGATTGCGGATGCAGAACCTCATCAGGAGTCTGCTCTAACTGCCAAGAAGAACTTTATATCATGAATGAGCAGTCGGAATTTCTGGGTCCATTGAGTGACGACTTTGTGAGCAAGGCCGAAGATCAGAAGCAATTAATTGAAGATAGAAAAGAACGCTAAGTGCGAGGAGAGATATGAAAACAATAAATAAGAAATGGCTTGTATGGAACCCATCGGCCCATATTCCAAAATATGAACATGATTCTTTTGACTCTGCCCAAAGAGAGGCTGAGAGACTTGCTGGCATCCATTCAGGATATTATTTCTACGTGCTGGAAACTGTAGGCGTAGCTATAAAGAAAGATGTTCACTTTGTTCCAATTAATAGCATGGTCGAAGAGATACCGTTTTAGGAATCACAATAAGAACCGTTATAGTGAAGGAAAGTATTAGATGGGACCAGGGAAAACAGACGAGTGGTACACACCAAAATATTTCTTTGATGCTTTTGGCTTGGAGTTTGATTTAGACCCATGTCACCCGAATCAGAAGACTTTTGTACCAGTGAAGAAATATTACACGAAAGAAGACAATGGCCTTAACAAAGAATGGAATGGACTTGTCTGGATGAATCCCCCATTCGGTGGCAAGAACGGATACTTTAAATGGGTTGAAAAGTTTCTTAATCATGGAAACGGCATTGGACTTTTTACGGCCCTGACAAGCTCAAAAGGCTTCCAGAAATATATTCCACAAATGGATGCAATCCTCTTCCCGAAGTCAAAGACCAGGTTCATTCAACCGGATGGCTCTCAAGGTGGCTGTCCGTTTAATGGAATTGTTTTGTTTGCTAAAGGAAAGAAGGCTGTAAGGGCACTAGAGGATTCCGATCTCGGGATCTTTATCAGAATTAAATAAGGAATGGAGTAATAATGGACGACGAATTACTAGCGTGCTCTCAGTGTGGATCAGGGCACTACAATTCAGACCTTGAAAAAATCGAAGCACTAGAGGTGAAGCTTAAGCGTGCTGAGGATAACTTGGTAGCAATTAGAGATGTGTTCCTTCATGCGCCTACAATGAGAGTCGAAGCAGACAAGTGCTTGAAGTTTATTAACCCTAAAAAGTTTGGTCAGCGATAAGGCAATATTATCGCGGTGTGAAGTAGGGCTAACGCCCTAAGTAATTAACAGAATATTTTAACGAGAACGAATTTAAAGGCACTTGGAAAGTGTAAGGCCCTTGCTATGTCCAAAATTAAAAACCACAATTCTTCCCCTACACTAAATAGAGGTAAGTGGTTGAGCGCGAAGATTTATAGCGACATGAAGGGCGGATGCTCTTGCGGCGCTAAGACATGGGACTCGGAACCCTTGAGGGGCCTTGCGAGTTATGAAGTTCCGGTATGTCCAAATCCTAAATGCGGGAAACATCCGGAAGTCTTTGTCATTGTCGCTACCGTCGAAGACGCCGATGGCCTTAAGAAAAGAATCAAGATCCGTCACACCCAGGAGGGCATTCGCCTTAAAGACGTGGTGGACGTTGTCTACACTCTCCGAACTGTAAACCGTGAGATAGATTCTCAGACATTCGACGTCCGAAGATATGAGTCCCAGGAATCTCGGGAGTCTTTTAAGTTTGATAAAGTCATTGAGGCCTATCTTTCCTACCATGAGAAAAGACTTCTTCGCGGGGAGATTTCTCCGGCCGGCTTGAAAGACAAGAAGACTTTAATAAATAATCACCTGTCCCCGATCTTTAAGTCCATCGACGTTGCGCTGATATCAGACAGACGAATAAGGGACTTTTACAATTCCTACACTGACTCTCTTCGCATGAGAGACAAGGCAACCGCCGAACTTAAAACCATTTTATATTTCGCCATGGACGAGGGAAAAATTCCAAAGCTTCCAAAGTTTCCAGAAATTTCAGCGTCCAAGATGGTGAGTTCCGACAAGTTCCTTGATCCAAAAAAGCAGGACGTCGTTATCTCCAACATTGAGAACGAACTGTATCGAGCGGTGATCAAGACCCTTGCCATCTATGGGCTAAGGCCATGCGAGGTCCGGAGTCTTAAGTGGGCCGATATTAATTTTCAAGAAGAAGTGTTCCACGTACGATCACACCTTTCACTCTCGCAGGACATTCCTGGAAGGAAGTCCCAGTCTGACAAGGTCCATACTCTCCCGATCACTGAAGCGTTTTCAAAAATACTGAAGTCACTTCCACGTTCGATTAATTTGAATGACTATGTTTTCAAAGGTTCTCACGGTGGGCCCATCGGACAGAACGTTCTTACTCGTGCATGGAACGAGGCCTGTAAAAAATCAAAGATCAAGGACGTGACTCTTTATCAAGGGACCAAGCACTCCACTCTTTCAAACCTTTCAAAGAAAGCAAGCGACGCCCAGTTGATAAAACTTTCTGGCCATACAAACACCAGGATCATTCGTCGTTATGCTCAGTCAAACATTGATGAAGTGAGAGAGCTTCTTCAGTAACCAAGTTTTAAAACAGCGGACAGAATGCGGACAAAAGCGGACTGTGTTTTTTTGGGGTGTTAGGTTAGCCCAAATGAGCTAACCTATTGAAATCTTGGTGGAGGTGGTGGGAATCGAACCCGCCGCCAGTATAAAAAAGCTTCAATATTCCAAACATTTAGCAAGGCCAACTTTCTATGGCGGATAAAACGCGGACAAAATGGCGGACATTTCAAAGGTGAAAAACTCGCTGAAGACTTATAGAAACTTGTACCTCTGGACGCAAATTTGTGCGAATTTGAGCGGGTCGAGAGTTGTTAACTCGGCACTGTAGTTTCAATCAGAAGGCCCTCGAGAAATCGGGGCCTTTTTGTTTCATCACCACTTGTCAAATCAGCTAGTTATTTCCAGTGACCAGTCCATTAGACTTTTCAAAATCGTTTCTGCTATAACGAAAATATCTGATGCGAAGGCATTCGTCTTTCTCAGATATTCACGCTTGTACAAGCAAGCCTCTCTCTGGTGTAGCTACCGTGAAAGCTCGGAGTTCTTTCATTCACCATGAAAGTAAAGTAGCGGTGGCAAAAGTTCGGAATTAGGGGTCGAGAAATCGGCCCCTTTTTTTATAACATCCTACCGGATTAGATCGACTGAATCACCTTCTCAATATCGTGATAAAACGCTGTGGCCAACTGGCAGTAAATCTCATTTTCTGCCTCTGTTAGCTTCTGATCAATGCCTGAAATAAAAAGAAGCGCATGAAAGAACTCATGAACGCATGTTTCTCTTTTGGTCTGGTCGTCCTGGTCTTTTTCGATATAGATAATTTTGTTCAAATTGTCGCAAAGACCAAGGCACGGTTGCCCTTGATAGCTTAATCCTTTACCTTGCTTGATTTTGTACTTTCGCCCAAGAATTGAAATCGATGAGGGGAATCGCTTTTTGGTCTTCATTTGTAAAAATTCCCCCTTATGTCCTTGTCGATTAAGTTTGTCTTTTCTACGAAAGTCTTTGAGCAGACTGAGCAGCGGCGAACCTGAAACTTGCCCTGTCTTGAGTATTTGAAACCGTCTTTAAAGAACTTAGTGTTTCCGCATGAGCAAGTCGGAGCGTAATAGAACGATTGGAAGTTGATTGATGGCTCCCATTTGATGAGTTTTTTATAGACTTCGATCAAAACATCAACGTCCATTTTGTTATACGCTTCCATTTCTTGAAACGCTTCCTGATTGCCTTTCATGCACTCGTCCCACATTGAAAAGCCCGGAAACTTTGCATGGCTGGATTTTTGAAGGTCACACGAAAGGAATTTGGCGAGGTCAGCGAGCTTGTTGGAGGTGAAAGCAAAATGCTTCCGGGCTATCTTTAAAGTATCGATTTGCGTGTAATGATTGAGCGGTTCGAGTCCGTGCTTGATAAACCTGGCGTTGAGCTTTTTTGTGTCGAATTTTACGGAATTATGCCCGACTAGGAAATCACACTCGCTGATCAAGTGATGAATGCCACAGAGAAGCTGAAAGTCATCATTGATCGGAGTTGAAAATCTTTGATCAAGGTAAAAGTGCCTGTCATCGCCTTCGAACTTGGCAGCATAAGAAAGCACGAACCAATCCTGCAGCACTTTAATAACCGACTGATCATAAGTGCCCCATGTATAACCAGTGATTGGTGCCGTCTCAATGTCGAAAAATAGAATTCGTGGCGGTCTAATTACAGGCTCGACTGGCTCGGTTGTTTGAGCATGCTTATTAATCTCAAGCCCTGCCGCTTTACAAATCTCTGAATATTTATGTTTTGCAATTTGCCGTTTTGAAATGCCTGAGGCGATGAATTCTCTTTGTGTCGGCGTCTTCCCGATTTCCCGAGCTAGTTCTTTTAATTTAGAAACAAGCTCGTGAAGGTCCATTAGGCAAGCTCCACGTGAGGATAATCTCGGAATTTAAAATCTCTCCCGAGTCGAATTTTAATGTCTAACTCGTCCGCCACTTGCTCCACTGTGTGGCACATGATTTCGAACTCGTTTATGTCGTTCCAATCAATCGTTTTTGGGCTTTTGTCTGGATCCGGCACAATGTCCACAGCGAGCGATGGCTTTTTGTTATGCTTTGAATTTGGAAATTGAAGCTTGGACTTTTTCTCTTTAAATGCCTTGTCCTGGTCTTCTTTGTTTCGATGACCACAAATGACTTGAACAGGATAAAGCTCATTCAATCTCGTAATGAGCTTCTGAAGCTTTTCATCACATTCTTTAAGCTTACTTTGACTTGTGCTTGTCATCTTTCGCTTTCTTCCTTGGCTTCTCGCCTTTCTTTATCCCTCGTTCCATGAGAGCTTTTTCCAGTGCTAATTCTGCCTTTGTCTTGATCTTCACTTCATGACCTTGATTGCTTTTTTCGAATCATTGGGCTCATTAATTCGGTCCATAATTCGGTTAAAATCATCTTTGTGCATCGATAGCCAATTCCTTGCCTTCTCATCACAAAACGAAATAAACTCAAATTTACCGTTGTTTAAGCGACGATAAAAACCGTACTGCTTAAGCACAGGGTCTCTTTCGCAAATCTCCACTGGTAAAGGCGAATTATTCAGCCAAATGGCGGCGTTAATCTCGCGCTTACTTACGCACCCCTGGCAAAGAATCAACAATGACAGTGCCATCAATGTTAGTAGGTTTCCCAGCAGTCTCAGAACCAATCTGTTCTTCAATAGGTCTTTGATCATCAGTTTCAAGCGCCTTTTTAATAGCGTCCTTGTTTTCTTTTTTGATGTTGTTTTTTGCCACTGTAACGTACTCTACGATAAGCTCGTGCCACCACTCTCTGAGAGCAGGAAGCGCTTTGAATATCGCAGTCAAAAGCCCAATTACAGCGGCAACAGTCACAAATTAAACCTTAGTTTTCTGCGGAAGAACTTTGTCTGAAATCTCGCCAAGCTTTGTGCAGATAGCGCCGATTGTTTTAAGAGCGCCGCCGATCATGTAGATGATTGAAAGTGGTTTCGCTGATTTAACAAAACGGAGAGCGAACTCAACAACAATAGCAAGAGTTGTTAAAACAACAGGATTAATCGTCGAAAGAAAGTCTAGAACATGATTTAGGATTTCCATAAAATCTCCTATGATTTTAAAAAGTGATTTGCCACAACAGTAATGACCGATCCGGCAATTGAGCCAATGAAAGTCATCTTTACTTTTAAGACACTCACGCTTGATTTAAGATTTGAAACTTCTTCTTTAACGCCAGCAACGTCCTTGCGAACCTCTTTAATCTCTTTAAACAAAAGCTCGCCGAATTTTTCGTTGTTCATGGCGCCTGTCCTGTGCATGTAAGTCCAGCATATCCATTGTTAAGAGCAAGCGTCCCTGATGAGTTAGTTAAAGTGAATCTCTGAGAAAGTCCGCCGGAAGAGTTGACAGAAAGGAAATTTGCCCCGCCGGCATTGAAAGAGCATATACCCGCTGTACGACAAGAGCACTCATAGCTTGAGTTATTGGCGAATGTTCCAGAGGCAAACACCACATCATAAACACCCGTAGAAGACCATGTGACAGATGCAGTTCCGCAAGTGTCTAGGTATTCAGTGCATGTTCCAGTAGTACAAGCGGTAGGAGATGCAGCAGAGCCTGCTCCACCAATTTGCACAAAACAAGTCTTCGGTTTTGAAACTCCAGGAACGGCCATCATTTCTTTGAATGACCCAATAATGACGTTTGAGTTGTCCCAATTGTTGATTGGGATACGAACAGGCTCAAAACTTACAATCTCACCTGCCACAAATGAGTTTGCATTGATTTTTGCTAGACCATTAGAAGTTCCTGATTGCTTACCGATTGTGAAATAAGTTACAGAGGGCTCAATGAGGCTATATAAAGACAGTGTAGCTGATTGGTTATACCCGACTGAGCCAGCGGTCTGAATAGCAGATATTTTCCCTGTTCCGGCGGCCGTTAATGTGGCCCCATTCCATATAGGTAAACCGACCCTCGCCTCAACTGCCGTCGGAGTTGTTCCTACAGTCAAGCGACCCTTCATTAATAAGTCACCGCCATCTCTCTTACATTCAAAAGCGTATGTCGGAGAAGTGCCCCATCCCTGAGTTCCAGAACCTGGAGTACACGCGGCCCAATCAGTGTTGGCATTGGTTGTGCTGAAGCCAGGAGAGGTTGCTGTCGCAGCAATATAGTCTGCGCCTGTACGCTGACACATTAGGCGGAATGATCTATCAGCAAGAGCGTTGTTGTTATGACATTGAAGTGTAACATCTGTAGCGGATTCAAATGCCCCACAGTCTTGCTCTAGTGAAGACCCAGTATCAGTCGTGGCAACGCAGTTGGGTGCCGTAGTAAACACACCTGACTTGAATGTGCAAACGTAGTTTCCCGCCGAGGCATTAGTACAGTTGCCGCTAATCCAATCAAGGTTTTCTTTGGAAACCGTAGTCGTAGCAGACCCATCGGCTACATACGCACTAAATACTGTCTCGCACCCGATGGCCCCGTTACAGGTAGGAACTTCAGTCAAGAGCGATTGTGGACCAACAAAAGCTTCGTCCACGTCGACATTAATAGTTTGCGAAGCCGCAACCGTGACAAGTACACCTATACCCGTCGAAGTACTCCCCATCGTTTGAGGAGTTCTTAGCGTGTCGGGCAATGTTGAAACAATGTCTTTGCTTAAATTATTTACCCCGTCGACCCTTGTATAGAACTTAACTCCGGACGCCGTGTCGGATTGAATAAGCGCCTTGACGAGCCCCTGAATAGCAACAGAATTAACGTCCTGATAAAGAAGACATGTCCCGCCCGAGGCACCACCGGCGCAAGCAAAGTTTAGCGATTGATTTCCTTCCTTGAAAACAGAAGGAGATTCCGCCGTAAGTGTCGCTGTCGCTGTTCCTGTAACAGAAGTAGACCAGCCAGTTGAAACAGTTGAATGTTCAAAGCCTTGGTTTTCTAATTTGTTCGGGTTCCCAGTTTCTACTCTCCCGCCTGTTGCGGTCTTTGTTGCTTGCTTGTGAGGGACTTCAAAATTAAAAGTCGTTGACTTTGCCCCGTCTTGAGCTTTTAGCGTCGTCGGTGGAAGGCCTGCAAGAGCGGTATTAATGAATAAAAGGTATGTTAAAATTAAAGCTAGAAACTTCATTTAAGCTCCGAACTGAACAGAAATTTTTTGGTTAGTCCCTGACTCTGCGATCACTGAAATATTTCCTCCGCCCTTGATCATTTCCGACCTCCCGGCCTGAAACTGAATCCCCGAAGAGATAGTCGCGGTACCGCCAATTTTTACTCGGATGTTTGCAGAGTTGGTGTCGTCGGCTTCGATCAACATCCATTTGGCTCCTGCGGGGGCCGTAAATGTCTGTGCTGTTGTGGTAAGGTTTAAAATTTCTTGGAATGTAATCGAGAGGGCAGTCTCCACTATCGGCAGAGCACTCTGGTCGCTCGCTAAAGTTACGGCGAGTGAGTTCGCCATTGTCTTTTGACCGAGGGAGCCTGGGAGAAGTCCGATAAGAGACGTGAGTCTCTGAGCAATTCTCTGAAGACGACCATTGAGGCCGCTTGAAGCAGTGTCTGAAGCCGGTGCTGCTTCTGTTACGTCTCCTACTCTCATAGCAAGGATGTCCTGCTTCGCTGAAGTAGAGAAGTCCTTCGCTGCAATCGTATCTAGAACAGTTTTAGCTGCGTCTTGTTTTGCCGATGTCGAAAAATCTTTCCCGGAGATGGCTGAAAGAATAGCCTCTTGCTCAGTCGAAAGAGCAACGGCATGAGAACCTGCAGACGCTTTTTGTCCGATCTCTTCATAGATAACTTGAAGCTTATCAGCGCTGTTATGAGTAGAAGTATCAGCGTTAAGAGTAATAACACCAGATGCTACCGAGGTGTATTTTAAACTTGGACTACCAGTTGAATAAATCAACTCGCCACGAGTTTGGTTGATAACGGCAATGAGTCTTTTAATGTCAAAGCCACTAATGGATGAAAGGTCAAGAGTGCCGACGCCTGAAGCGCCCGGTGTGAAAGTGTACGTTGGAGTTATAAAAGCTTTCATGCTTTGCCTTTACCCAAAAATTAAAGCGTTAATGATAATTTCTTGCCTAACTGGAACCATTGCCGCCGCCACTTGTGTATCAACAACGGTTGAAATGTTTGCAACGGTGTTTTGCGCGAGGGTCGCCGCCGCCTCCGCTGCTGCCTGTGCCGTTTCTGCCGCTTGCTTTGCTGCTTCGGCGTCAAGTTTTGCTTGAGCAACTGCCGGATCCGCCACGGCAATTTGAGAGAAGTTAACCTGAACGGGTGCTTGCTCGGTAATTTCGAGATTGATGATCGCAACGTCTTCGGTAACTGTGAGGCTTATTACGTCACTCACTTAGTTACCTCTGGAAACATCTCAATATCGCCCTCAAGAAGTCTTCGAGTTTTGCCATTGGCATCGGTCATTTCAATGTCGTAAATGAATTTAGATTTTTTTGTGATACCGACTGCAGAAGTGGCGCTGGCAGAAATCAACATGTCTGCCATACCTGGATAAGCTGCTTGATCGCGCAGGGTAAAGATGAAAGAAAAAGACGGGTTAACATCGGCGTAAGATTGCTTTGCCTGACCTTTGAACGTAAAGCCCGTAAGATCCATTAAAACAGACGCCTCATCCTTAAGCTCAAGGGCAAGCATAAAGTCTGCGCCCTGATATACTGTTAGGTTTTGTTTCGCTACCATGCTCAACCCCTATTCACGCGATAAATTTATTTTGTCTTAGATTTCTTCTCTGGTCTTGCCTTGCTTTGCTCAGTCGAAGATGGCTTAACTTCTGGCTCTTCTTTCTTTACTTCTTCTTTTACTGACTCTTCTTTTTTAATAACTTCACCATGGACGCCCTCTTTGTAGGCCTGAATTTTCTTTCCAGATTGTTTTTCAAAGAGAATGTGTGAAACCTCTCCGCATGGGAAAGTAACTACGCCAGAGTTTTTATCGAGAACAGCTTCAGTTTTTTGGCTGCCAGTAACGTTTTCAATGTAAATTTTCATTATCTTGCTCCTGCCGGTTGATATAGCATTTGAAACTCAGGTTCTTTCCCGAGTTGATTTAAAAGCGCTTGGAACTCTTCTGGTGACCGTTTTGCTGCCTCGATTAGTGGCTCGCCATATTTAGCGAAATTGGCCGGTTTTTTCAGTGCTTCGCCAAGTTTTTGCGCAGTTCTTGCGGCAACTGGAAGCGAGTGTCGCCCAACTTTTCCGACGGCTGCGCCTGTCACCATACCAATAAGGCCATTTTTAATTCTTTCTTCCGGTGAGTCCCCTGTAGCGGCGCCAATTGTGGCGCCTGCACCACTTGTTAGTCTGTCACCGAGAGAGAAATATCTATTTGCGCTTTCGCGAGCAATCTTATCTTTAGCAACCCGTTCAGCTGTAGCGAGATGCCCGTATTCTTTATTTGCGGTTTTAAGTTCATTGATAAGCTCTTTATCTTTTAGAACTTTACCAACAACACGAACACGGTTCTGAATAGACTTATGAAGAACATCACGAACGGTTTTAAGTTGTTGCTGAACAACTGGCTGCTCATTAAGCTTCTTAGAGTAATTAATTGATTCATCAAGATTTCTTCGAGCATCAATCAAGTCTTGAAGATCAATGTCGTCGCCCATGCCTTTGAGGTTTTCAATCACTGATTGAACGCGCTCTTTTGCTTGAGTATTATCCAGGTTATTTTTAAAGCCCCTGCTAAGCTTCCCGTTAACCGTGTCAGCGAGCTTCTTTCCGTCGAGCTTGGTCATATCTAAAAGCTTTTGCTCGCGAGCAGAAACGCCTTTTGAGACTGGTCCCGATTTTAAATAGTTTAGAGACTCTTTAACCTTGCCATAAACATCGCGGATCTTTTGGCCCGTTTCTTGTCGAGCAATTCCTGCCTTCTCGGCCATTTGCTCTAACGTGTCGCCAGCGGAAACAATGTTTTTCTTAAGAAGAGTATCCCCAATCTCTTCAGGTGCGTTCTGTCCGGTGGCCATCCTGAAATCTTTCAACATGGCACCCATAGCCTTGAATGCTTTGGTCTTTGCAACTTTATCCAAAACAGCCGGTGCACTCTTTGCTGTTTCACTCACTTTAGCAGCGCCTTCGCCGATACCTTGTCCGGCGGCACCAAGGGCCCCACCTTTTGCGGTATTCTCTAATCGCTCTGTGGCCTGTAGCGGATTAACGACGCCTTCTATATCGCCAGGGTTTGCAACTAACCCAAGCACGGCTCCTAAGCGAGCAGAGTCCTTTAATCTTGAAAAACCACTCTTTGCAGCCTTCCCACCAGTGAGCAGAGCATTCGCACCAGTAGTAACTGGGGTAGAAACAGCTATCCCAGTTAGTGTTCCTGCGGCGGCGTCATAGGGGTTTCTTTCGTTCTGTGCTTGTTGCCTCTTTATGTTTTGGTCACGCATATCAACGTATCGATCTTCGGGAAGAACAAAGCCTTCTTTGCGAAGTTTCTCATCCGTGTAGGCCGTAGGATTTGGCCCTAGCTTTTCAAATGCAGCTTGAATTTGAGGCAAGTAGCCCATTGAAACGGTGTTACCGAAATTTTCTAATTGGGTTTGCGCTCGATCTAAAACTTCTTCGCCAAATGAGCGTTGAGGTTGAGTCTGTTGAGGCACCCCCTCATTTACTACACCCGTGTTTTTAGGAAGATCGGAAAGAGATTGTCCTGGGTTGCGAGCCCCGCCAAATTCATTTCTCAAGCTTGCTAATTCTGCCTGCTCTTCAGGAGAAAGCCCGCCCTGGGATGTCGGAGCTTGTGCTTGAGCAGGGATCTGTATTTTAGGTGCATTAAACTCTTGTCTTAGGGCCTGTAATTCCGCTTGCTCTTCAGGTGTAAGTGCCATTTTATCGCCCTGCCATTCTTTGATTTTTCATTTGTCGAAGCATCTCGAGCTCTTGGCGCTCATCAATTGGCTGCTGTTGATTTTGAGGTGCTTGCATCGGTTGAGATTTTTGCTTGTAACCTCTTGCCGAAGCGGCATTCATAAGCTTCTGTTGAGCTGATTCAATAGCTTGTTTAATTCTTTCTTGTGCGGCCTCTGGGCCAAGCCTATTCAAGGTAACAACATCAAGGGAGCCAAGGCCTTTGTTAACAAGGCTTAAGTCTGGACCGTTGAGAACGCCAAGATCATAAAGGTTCTTGGCCTGCATTTGCATTTCCGTTAGGTCTTGCTGTAATTGGTTCCAATTGTTTGTTAGGCCTGTTCTGTCTTTCCAATCAAGCTTCCCTAGTCGGTCATTAATTTTCTCACCTACGATAGCGAAGTTTTTGTTTGCTTCGTTTGAAGCTTTAACTTTTTCTGCATCTTGAGAAGATGGAATAACGTTTGGATTGGCAATTTCAAAATCAGGAATGGCCGCCTTTTGAAGACCTTGAGCTTTTTCGTTTTCAAGCTTTCTTTTTTCGGCATTCTGGCGAAGAGTTTCTTGATAATCAATCTTCTCCTTGTCCCCCATCTTGCCATTAGAACCATAAGCTCCGCCGTTTTGGTAATATTCAGCCTGGGCCTTATTCTTATCGACTTGAGATTCTTTAAGGGCTTTATTTGCCTCAGCGTCGGCAAGGTCTTTCTTTCTTTTAGCTTCGGCAATGGCTGCATACTTATCAAAGATGTTTTTCGCATCACCAGTGGCGCGATAGTTTTTAATGTCTTCTGCACTTGCTCCGCCTGCCGCTAACTGAAGGTCTTGAGCATCGTTTGCTCTTTTTGTTTCAAGCGCTCTCTTCCTGTTTTCTTCAAGTGAGTTTGCAAAGTTTGTAAGAGCATTGCCAATGGCCGCCTGGTTCTGGGCGTTTCTGGCGTTACCTTGCATATCTGCTTCGTATTGAGTGATGTATGCCATGTGACCCTCTTATTTCTTCATTATTTGAGCTGCGCCAAGTGTTCCAGCAGCGGTTAGACCGGCCCCAAGAAGCTGGCCATATCCGCCTGTTCTGTATGTCGTATCTGTCATCTGGATAGGGCCCTGAGCTTGCTTAAGCCCGAAGAGACCTTGGCCCGCTTGCATTTGCCCCTGAGCGTTTCCGATTTGCATATCTCTTAAGCGCTGAAGGTAAGAGCCGTTATTTAAAGCAAGCTTGTCGTTGAGTTGTTTGGCGGCATTTACCTCTTGACCTAGACCGATCGAACTTGAGCCCATGCCTCTTTGTGCAAGTAACGAACGAGTTCTTTTGGCAGCGTCGTCAGTCGCTCCTCGCATGAGTTTATTTTCAACATCGATCTGACTATGAACAAGATCATTTGGGTCTTGCGAGTAAATGTTGTTAAGTTTTGTGGCGGCAGAGTTTAAATAGCCAATGCCCGTTTTTGCGGCTGCATTTATGTCTCCCGCTAGAGGATCGGCCTTAATCTTTTTTTCTTTACCGTTTACAATGTCATTCAGAAAACCCATGAGGCCCCCTTATTTATAAGTGATGCGAAGTCTCTTCGCTTCTTGCTCTTTGATTACCTTGTGAATTGAACAACCAGAAGCTTCATAGTTCACTTTCTCGCAACGCTTGCGATCCTTGTCGAATTGAATGCAGTTAGTGACAAACATGATGAAAGCAAAGAGACCTACTAGTTCAAAAAGCTTCATGAATTCTCCTAGTATTTAATGATGTAATTTACGTTTACGTTTACAGGGCGAGTTTCATTTCCTCCGCTTGTAGATGTTTTCCCAGCATTAGCAACCGTTCCGCCGCTAGAACTGAATGACTTTAGGACATAAGTATTTGTATCAGACGATGCAACATAGTTTGAAGATGACGGTGCAAACCCTGAAGTGACTTGCCCATCAACAACAGTAAAATGAAAGTGGGACTTGGTTTCGTAACTCTGAAGTGAACCGATATTATCACCAATGGCACCGCCAGTTTTTAAAGCTGTTCTTGTTGCGCGATCTGGGTCAATGGCAGCGCCACCGTCAACCATTCGCAAGAATCGTCCGCGAAGATCAGGAACGTTAAATGAGTTTCCATCTTGGCTTCCGAATGCTGTTCCGATTTTTGAAAAGAGAGTTGCATAAGTAACTCGGCTCAACGATTGCCCGTTACAAATGAGATATCCTGAAGGCGCCGCTGCTCCTCCATAAGGGAGAATTGTCCCGACCGGAACAAGGTTTTCAATTGCGGCCGCTAGCTTTGCTGCCGTGATTGAGCCGTCAGCAACTTTGTTCGTTGTAACTGCGCCGTCCGTGAGTTTCGCTTCTGAAACTGTTCCGTCTACTAGCTTTGAGCCATTAACGGAGCTATCAGTGATACAGTCACCGGGGAGATTGTTTACCTTGTTGTAGACCGTGTTTAAATCGAGATTGTACTTGGCCGAAGTCAGGACCGAGTTAGTCCCGTTATTTGTTCTTGAAATGGGAGCTGAACAAACCGCCCATAAGTTATGAGTGAAAAAGATGAACGCTAAAATCAGAATGTTTTTCATTTTAGTTCCTGTTGCCGTTTTTATTAAAGTCTAATTGAGCGCCAATGAGCCCGATGTTTACGCCTTGGCCAGTTTGGTAAAAGCCAATCAGAATATTTTCTCCGCAAAGATTAATGTCTGCTCTTCCGGTAAGTACTGTGCGGTCGTCATCTCCAAACTCGCCGCTATCAAGCATTGAGCTATCAAGGACGAAGCCTGTACGCGCGTTTTCGTATGTGTACGTATTGCTTGCTTCGTTTAAGCTGTAGTTAAGCCATGCTCTTACTTCTAAATTTCCAGCGCCAGCGATGCGCTTTAAAAGAAGCTCTCTAAAGTTAAAGCTTGAGTCATAGTCATCACCGTCAAGCCAAGAGAGTGCTGCGAATGCAATGATGTCTTGATCGTCGCCATTGGCATCGTCGTCGGATCTAGCCTCGGCCGTTGAGTGAGTATAAATTCTACCGTTATCGTCACCCATAAATACGACTTCTTTGCCGTTTGTGTCTTCACCCATACAGGCGCACGTGGCAGGAGTATTGAATTGATAAGGCTTAAATCCGCCTACTTTAAACTCATAGACGTAAGATTTAGAGAAATTATTATCGGCACCCTCCGCTACCCATGTCATGTACTGATCAAGAGTGGCGTAATAGACCGAGAACGTATCCGCTAATCGGGCCTTGTTAATTTCGTAAGTGTAACCAGGACTTGTGAAAATATCGTCAATGTCAGTTAGCCCGAGCGTTGCCGGATTACCTTTCTGGTCATTCACGATGCGGCCGTTTTCAATTACTCGCCAGCCGTTTGCCGACAAGAAATAAACGTTTCCGTTTTTGACCTGGATAGTGTCGTGAGACACGCAGCCAATGTCTTTAGAAATTGGAATGAGCTTGCCGTTTTCAGGGCCGCCGATCTCTGAATAAATATGGACCGAGCGATACTTAAAGATAACCAGATATGGCTCAAGGACCGTGTTGTTATAAAGTCCCGTAGCAATGCCGGTAATTTCCCCGTCATAGATTGGGTAAAGCACTAACCTGTCGGGTGCCGTGCCGTCGTTAAAGGCATCGGGCAAGTCTTCCTCAGAAAAGAACACATCGTTTTTAAATGTTGAGTTTCCGGCGTAAACGAGCTTTCTATTAAACTCAGTAATGAACTTACCGCCGCCGCTTAAAGGAGCAGCATTAGCAAGAGGATGACTGTCGGTACTTACTGGATTGGCGTTAATTTCAAAGGTCGTCGTTCCAAGCGAAACTTCACCGGCATATATTGGATCGTCGGCGCTGGCGGTATTTTTAAGATAGATTCTAACTTTATCAATTGTGGCATTGGCGGCAGTCGTTGGAATACCAGAAAGGCCAAGACCCTGCGATGAAGTCGTAATGGGTACCGATGCGGCCCCACGGTTTGATTCAAAGCCAGTGAGTGAAGAATAAAAAGTTAAGTAAACGACATAGGTGCCGTTGGTGAGCGAGCCTGACGCCGTTGACAGTATTGGTGCTGCCGGCCCCGCTTGTCCAAGCTGGGTAAAATGAGTGCCGTCAAACTGGAAAAGCCCGTCGCCTTCAATTGCGATTATATGGCGAGAGCTTGCGCCCCTTGCCCATGTAATGCCTCGGTGCTTAGTCGTTGAACTAAGGCCCGTTTTGAGCGTTGTATGCGCTCCTGTGCTGCTGACCGAAACAAGCGTTGTGCCGACCTTGGCGAGCAGGTAGCGAGAACCGTTGGCGTGCTTAAAAAATGAAATGCTTTTAACTGATCCTGATAGAGCTGTAGGATTATAGACCGATCGCCCGAATCTTGTCTCAAGTCTTCCCTGGTTAGAAAAAACATTGAGCGCATCTCTTAGGCGATCTCTTGATTCTCCGATTTTATATGAAACCGGAAGGTCAAACGAGCGAAGTTTTTTTGAGGCCCTAAGGTTTAAAGGCATTACCCGACCTCAATTCCATTAAAGTTTCCGTAAACATCGCGAACGACGTACTCGATATTGGCCACACGTCCGCCACGGTTAATAGCGTCCACTAGGGCGTTTTCATAATTGGCGCGTTTAAGTTCTTGCCCTGCTCGATCGCGGTATTCATAACCAAGAGCGATCACGCCGGCCTTTAGAGCTGGCTTTAAATAAATGGGAAGATCCGGCTGAGAAGAAGAAATGTTATAAAGCCTGAAAGGAGTTCTGTAATAGTTAAAACTCACTTCCATATCGACCGATGGCACTGGATAGACCGTAATGCTATTAGATTCAATTGGTGAAAAATATTCTGGGTTACCCTTTGCCCAAACGCCTTGAGCAAGCTTTCTTAGCTGATCAATGTCGCGGTATTCAAGGTAATTACTACGAACGCCATCTTCAAAAAATGGCGAGCCCTTTAAGCGGCGAATGGCCTCATAGTCAGGCGGCTCAATGACTGAGCTTGTTTCCGTTGTAATTGTGTATGTAGTGGTAAAATTGTCTGCAATTTGAGAGTGAAAATAGAATTTCCCGTCATCTTTTTTAAGATAGACGTTTCTTTTCGTGACTAAAGATTCATCCGAGGTAGGAATTTCCGTAATCGAAATGGTCTTATTGTCATCAGTGGCCGTAATGGTGCTAGATGAAGCGCCAGCAACGGTTTCAATATTATTGTCTTGAACAAATGTAAAAAGGACCGAATAAGCGCCTTGAGGAGAAAGATTTCCGCCAATAGTAAGTGCAACTTTCGCACATACAGGAGGAGCGATCTCGAGACTGTGAATCTCTTCGCCAAGAGCAAGAAGCTTTTTGCCCTTCACGAGATGATGACCCCAATCGTGGCGAGAGGAAATGTCGAAAATAGTGTCGTTTAGCCAGCCAAGAACTCTGGTCTTGTAAATGGCAGAGGTATCACCTAAGAGTGAAGATAATTCGTTAACAAGTGCCTCGCCATTCCATTGCCTAGACATTCTTTATGCTCCGATTAGATTTGATTTTAAATGAAAGAAGAGAGGGTGTTACCCCTCCCTTCGACTCGTCAAAGAGCTAATTAAGCGGCTACGATAATGTCAGTGAGCTTGCCGTGAGCACGGCGCTGAGAACAACCAAGGTTACCCATCCAGAAAATCTTAGTGAGCATTGAATCAGTTGTTTCAAGAGAAGCGTGGTGCTCTTTTCTCATGTTGTTGTCTTTATGGATATAAAGATTTGCGTAGTCTTCGTTTACTGCAACAAGAGTCTTGGCAGCAACGTGAGAGTCAACAACAAGAGGAATACCGTTGATCATAAGTGACTTGAAGCCTAGCTTGCCCATTTCTTCCGATTCAATTCTCTGGAACGGAGTGAATAGAGCGTATGCCTCATCGTAAACTTTCTGCTGGGCCATAAGAAGCGTTGGAACATCTTTGCCGTTAGAACAAGCACCGATTAGAGACTGAATAAGAGCAAGTGTTAGAGCTCTATCTGTCCCGCCGTTTGCCTTCACAACAGCTGCCCATGAAGCAAGATCGGCCGGAGCGATACCGCCGTATGTGCCTGAAGCGGCAATCATGGCGCCAAAACCAGTAAGGTCTTTGCCAGAGTTACCAGTGCCGTCGCCCTGAAGACCTACTGAAAGGTTTTCAGCAAAGTTTGATTCAGCGATCTTGATTTTAGATGCGATAAGGTCAAGCTTAGCAGCGTCGCCAGAAGTCTTGGCAAGATCAAGGCGAGAAACGCGAACCGGCTCAAAGTACTGCTTCCAATCGTAAACAGCTGCAGACATGTTGTCCGAGCGAGTGATTGTAAGAGTATCAAGGTCCGCATAAGAGCCGCCGCCTGTTGGCTTAGAGCTGATTACTGGAACTTGAATCTGCATACCGCCGCCAATTTTCTTGGCCTTGTCTGTGAAGCGCTTAAGCACAGGAGTTGCGCTATAAACGTTGTCTGTTAGAGTTTTTTCAATTGTGTTTTGTGCAATAGCTGAAAGCTGAGCATAAGTAAGAGCCATAAAAATTCCTCCCATGGAATTTATAAAGTTGGTATTAAAACTGCGTAGTCCTTACGCCTTCCCCGTGATCTTCTTGGCAAAATACCTCACGGCATCTTCTGCCTTTGTCGGAACCTTTTCATTTGCCGGAGTATTCGAACGCTTAACGCTTCCAGCGGTCGGAACCGTTGGGCGCGCTTGAACTTTCTTCTCTACCTGGGCGACCTTTTGCTTAGACACAAGTGCCTTGGCGTAGGCCGATCCATACTTGGCGTGAAAAGCTTCTTCAACGGTAAGTCCCTTTTCCCATAGGTCTTCAATCACCTTGCGGTCAATTTTTAGCCCTGCAGTTTCGGCGTCCTTGCCTGTCGTTGACATAAACTTTTCAAACTCAGAATCAAGTTTTGTAAGAGTAACGTCGTCGCTTGCCTTGTTAAGAAAAGCATCTAGCTTCTTTTCAAGGGCGAGGTTTCTCTCTTTAAGCTCGTTAATGACCGGGTTAGAAAATTTCTCCTGATAATCATTCATCTCACTTTGCAAGATCCCGAATAGCTCAGGGTCTTTCTTGGCAAGATTTCCCAGGAAAGCGTCGATCTCATCAAAGTCTTTGACCTTGGTGTGATACTTTTCGAGAAATTCCTTTTCCTCTTTTTGCATTCTTTCCGTGAACGCTTTTTTCTCGGCCTCAAAAGCTTGCTTTGCTGCCTCGATCTCTTGAAATTCTTTGGCGGTTAATTTGGGTCCTTCTTTGACAGCTTCTTCAGTTGCCTGAACCTCTTCTTTTTCTTCGCCTTCAAGAGCTGAATCGGTTTCCTCTGAATCTTCTTCCGTTGAAAACTCTTCTTCGGCCTCAACCGCTTCATCCTTGACTTCTGCTTCAGCTTCCGTGCTTTCACCTTCTGTCTCAAAATCAGAACTCTCATCCAGTGAGTTCGGGTCAATACCTAGTTCACTCGCTGCCGAGTAAACGTCGCTTTCAGTGGGCATTCAAATTCTCCTATTCTTGGGGCGCCGTTTGCGTTGGCATACTTTGCTCAACTGGCGCGCCGTTATTTGATTGTTGAATCATTGCTTTTAATTGCTCGTTTTCGGCCTGAAGCTGCTGCATGAGCTGAAGCTGCTGGTCGTTTTGCTCTAGTGCCTCAAGAACTTTTTTCTTGTTAGGAACGTCCACGATTTGGAAATAAACTTTTGGAGGTAGCCAGCCCTTATCAACATAGGCGGCCATAACTTCTGCTTGTGCTTCTTTGTCTGTGCCAGCAAGTGAGCTTTGCACTACGCGAACGTCATAATCCAAGTCACGAACTTGCTCTGGGTCGTATTTCACGATTTGAACTTGTCCGGTTGAATTATCTGTTACGCGCATAAAGCGCTCTGTGGTCCAGTATTTGGCGTTTCGGCTTGCCACAAGCTTACCTAGCCTTGGCATCGTATAAAGCGCAAATGAGCCCGATTTAAGGCGAATACGCCCATTAGTTGCCTGTTGAAGGCGCTCAATTGCCCTGGCAGCAGTAACGCCGCCCGCCGGACGACCTTGAGAGGCCTCATTCATGCCAGAGATCACTTGCGTGAACTGCTGATCAGAAAGTTTTCTTTGAGATAATTGCGGTGATGTTTGACCTGGTTGAAGGCGCTCAAAGCGAGTGCCAGGATTAATGACGTAAACCTTGCCGCGCTTATTGGTGACTGTTGAAGGATCGATGCCACAATTTGAATCCATGACCCAGCCACCATTATGAGTCAGGTGAAGCGATTCATACTCGGCATTGTCCATTTCGTTGAATGACTTTTGTGCTGGTAGAACGTGCTTAACTTCGCCTACGCCCCAAATTGATTTCTCGTCTTTGTAGCAGTAGCCGATAACAAGCGGAACCATGCCATCATTGACCGGCGGATTGCCGTCATAGACGATCACGTTTCCGATCTTGATCACAAGGCGAAGGAAGTTTTCGTACTTAGGGCGCTCGCCCTTAGGATTAATTTTTTGATACTCTGTATGGATGCGGATATGGTCCTGGATAAAAAGAACGATAGGCCCTAATTCTGGGTCTTCTTTTAGTCCTTCAATGTCCGCCTCGGTAATGACTGCAGGATCAAGACCGAGTGCTTCGCCAGCAATAGTTCTTAATTGAGCTTCGTGTGCCGAAATGTGCGCGGGATGATCTTCAAAGCGTCCAATGTCGGGAATTTCGCCCTTAAAGAACTGCTCAGTTTCTTTTTTAATTTCAGCAAGTGACTCATCTTCTGGCACTTGCTCCATGGTGTAATCTTTAAGCCATGCCTCTTCGATTTCACACATGCCTTCAAGCTTGTACTTATCTTCAGAGTTAGTGCCGCCACGAGAATAATTAGCGCGGTCTTCATGAAGTCCACGAGAGTCTGAGCCGTAAGACCCTTCACTCATCGATGCCTTAATCTGGTCGGCAAATTTTGGATAACGTCTTTTTGCCTCGGTCACTCGCACCGGAAACTTAAAGCCCACAAAGCCCGCTTCATCAAGTTCTGATGCTGCTGGATCTAGGTAAACGTGCTCCCATGGAATGTTTTTAATGGTCGCAATTCCCTGACCGTTTTCAGCATCAGGATCATAGTCAACGTAAATTAGCCCCGTGCCTGTTTTAAGCATAGAGCGAATAAGCATTTCAGTTTTGATTGATAGAGATTGCTGCTCGTAAGTGAAATGAACCGAGCCCTCAAGCATCTTGGCATCGAACTCGCGCTCAGGATTTCTCGCAAGGAGATCAGTTGACGGCAGCGAATCCATAAGGGTCGCCACTTCTTGCTCAACTAAAGGGAATACGAGGTTCTTGAAAGAGCGGTTTTTGTCTTTCCAGTGCTTGCCATTATAGAAGTCTTCGCATTCGCGCCACTCTTCTTCAAACTGCTCGCGATAAGCTTTGGCCTCTTTAAAGTGTTTATTAACTAGGTCAATGGTCTTTGTGTCGACCAACTCTTCTGGCTTTTTAATTTCCAAATGCTCGTCCTGATTAAGCAGTTTAGACAACGTAGGTAATGTTGATTGTGCAAGAGCGCCTTCGGCAATTCAAAGGTGACTTCGACCCTTCAAAGTTGATGGCGAACGAATGAAATGTTTTTGAGTAGGCTTTGATTACATCAGGAGAAATTCATTTGAAAAAAGCTGCTCTAGTTATCGCTCTTCTAGTTTTTTTGGCAAATCTTTCCGTGCTTCTAGTAATTGGCTGGGCGGGGCGAATGCCTGTTTATAATGTTGTCATCGTTTTACATATTGTTCTCATGGTAATCAGCGGGATGCTTTCCGCCGGGCTAGCAATTGAAGAGAATATTCTATGAGCAAGCTCTTCACCTACCGCTTCGCCGACGGCTCAGAAATTGAAACTTCCGACATGACCAATGCTTTTATGTCTGAACTCGTCGAGATGCACGGCAAGTGCATTTATAATGGCTTTCGCGATCAGCTTGAATCACTCCATCTTCTGCGCGCGAACTCGCATAAAGCGAAAACTGATGGCTTTCAGCCCGGCTGGCATCCAGGGCTTAACATGGAAATCAGGACCAATGAGCAGTATCAAAAAGTTCTAAAAGAAAGAGGCATGGTCGAAGTCGGTAACGAAAAACAAAACCACAAGAAGAAAGAAACGAAAGTCTTCACAGAAGAAATCATCAAAGAAGCGGTCGGAATGGGTGCTGAGATTTCAGGACAAGAAGCCAAGAAGCTTTTAGGAGAGGCATGATCAAGATTAATCTCGTTAAAAAAGAACTATTAAACGGCGACTGCCTTGAAGTCATGCGGTCATTGCCAGATAACTCGATTGATTCAATCGTAACCGACCCGCCCTATGGCATCTCGTTCATGGGTAAAAAATGGGACTATGATGTGCCATCAAAAGAAGTATTCGCAGAAATGCTTCGAGTGCTCAAGCCAGGCGGCCATGCGCTCATTGCTTGCGGGACAAGAACTCAGCACAGGATGGCGGTCAATATTGAAGACGCCGGTTTTGAAATCAGGGATGTTATCACTTGGCTTTATGGTTCGGGCTTTCCGAAGTCTATGGACATCTCTAAGGCGATTGATAAGCAGGCGGGTGTTAAAGGTGAAACTTACATAGATGAAGAATTTATGCGAAGGAACCCTGGCAAAAAACTAGATGGTATTGACCGAAAAAAAGAGTACTCGGGCACTGAATTTAAAGAAGGCATCGAGGGCGCTACAAGATTTAAACCAGCAACGGACGCCGCAAAACAATGGCAAGGCTGGGGGACAGCTTTAAAGCCTGCCTGCGAATTCTGGACTCTGGCAAGAAAGCCACTTTCAGAGAAGACCGTGGCGAGTAACGTGCTCGAGCATGGAACAGGCGGGATCAATATTGATGGATGCAGAATTGGAAGCGAGACCATTAAAACTAATGGCGGTGACAAATTTAAAGGTGATGTATTTGGCAAGTACAACACTTGTGAGGAGTCATTCCATACAGGTCGCTGGCCAGCAAACCTCATTCTCGATGAAGAAGCTGCAATGGCATTGGATGAGCAGAGCGGTGAAAGAAAGTCTGCCGGAAAATACAAGGACATCGATAGAGAATATACAGAAACAGCTATCTTTAATTCCAAAATCAATGTGCCACCGTCCAATAAATACGCTGGCGAAACAGGCGGCGCTTCTCGCTTCTTCTATGTTGCCAAGGCGAGTAAGAGTGAGAGGGATGCGGGATGCGAGGGATTACCAAGCAAAGTGATTGGTACATGGGGAGGGGAAGAGGACGATCTAACCGAAGGGAAGAAATCTACTATCCCTCGCCAAAATTTTCATCCCACAGTTAAGCCGATCAAGCTCATGACCTATCTCTGCAAACTCATTACACCGCCAAACGGAATCGTTCTGGATCCATTCATGGGGTCTGGTAGCACTGGAGTTGCTGCAGTCAAAGAAGGCTTCGGATTCATCGGCATCGAACGTGAACCGGCCTATTACGAAATCTGTAAGGCAAGAATTGAGTCAGCATCATGACCTCTCTCATCTGCATCCTGTTCTTTTTAACGATGATTGCGCTTTTAGCAGTGAGGAACAAGCCAAAGAATCATTCAGCTGATATCCTAAGAGAAAGGGATGTGTTTACACTGAATTTCGAAGTCAAACAGTGTCCAACTTGCCTTATAGCAAATCGTATTTGTCACTATCACCTCAAGAAACTTAAGCGCCTTGGGCTGCGATGATTAATCAAAATAACTTTCCATCTCCCCATTCATGACTTTGTTCTCGTCAAGAGCAGGGTCATAGGCGGGACGATTTCCAAAATCTAGTGTCCACGATTTGCTCTTGGGAAGGCAAAAAGTACAATTAATATGTGGTGTACAAAAGCATTTACGGTTATGGGCGGGTCGAGGCTCTATCGAGTTCAGATTTGAGATTTTTGAGCTTAATGAATTATACGCCCCCGTCTTAACCCCAAACAATTTGCGCCAGAGAGATTTAAGGAAGTTCATTTTTTGCCTTTTCGTGCTCGGTAACGAGTCGAATCACTTCTTCTTTGAAACTATAAATCAACTCAAGCAAGTCTCTTTTGTATCGACCATTCGGCATAAGCCAGAAGGCCATCTTGAAGCACATCTCTGATAAAAAAACCCGTATAGTGTTAATCAAAATAACTCTCCTCTGATGAATCACTGGTTACTTTTAGCATTTCGCCCAGAGATTTGAAACGGACCTTATTGTCGTTGGTTTCGTGAGTGCCTAGTGTTTCTGGAACAATTGCTTGCCCTAACGCTACCAGCGCTATGCCCGTTGAGGCAACTCTATCTTTCCCGTTAATGATGACGTTCCCGTTATGTTCAACCACGCAAGTAAGCATCTCGCCCAATGTCTCTTCGCAGTTAATAACTAGCGAGCCATCACGGAATGTCGCCTTAAATAGATCAAGCATTTCCATTTTAGACTTAGAAGTATTTAGCCATCCGATGCGCTCTTTGACCTCTTCGCTGATCTCTTCCTTTTGCTCACGACGATATAAGTGGAAATACTTTCGCCGCTTAATAGACCCTTCAACCGCGTGCCCGTGGTTATTTGATTCCCATGAAAGAACCGCCATATTAAAGTACTTGGCGACTTCAACTAGGAGCCCGCCAAATAGGTCAGGATCAACTTTCCCGGCAAAGGCAGCATATTGCTCAAAGTCCTTACCGAGCACGCATAAAGCGGAATTATCGCCCTTCTCTAGCCCTTCGGCCGGATCTCCTCCGACCGCATAAGCCATGTTCTTTTTAGGGTGCTTCCAAATCTTTACGTCGTAGGTGTGTTCGTTGTCTTGCATATCAAGCACGGTGAACGTCTTGAGCTCATATTCTTTTTCTTCGGCAAGCTTTAACTTTGCGGCAATGAGCTTCTGGTTAAAGAACGGTCTACCAGAGGCAAGGAACGCTTCCATGGCATAAGACGGGTATTCCTGCTCCATGAGCTCTTCTTGTGATTCTTTCTTGAGCGCATACCAGTTTTTCTGTCTTGGCGAGAGCTTAATGTCTTGCTCTTTTTCTAGATAATCAAAGTACTCTAAAAGCTCTTTATCAAACTCTACATCAGCATCAATTTCATACTCTGGATTTTTCCACCATGGATAAAAGAAGAACTTAAACTCTAGGCTCGCTAGTTCCTTCTTTGCCTTTTTCATGGCGACCCTGCAGAGGTCATAAAACTTGCCGGTAGCGCCTTCGGCGGTAGACTCTACATCGATGTAACCGTTCTTCGGAACTGCTTCAAAAGCACCTGATACAATCTCTTTTGCTTTCTCTGGATACTTAACCGAGATTTTCCCAAGCTCAGATACGTGAAGCCTTGAGAGTGTTCCGCCTCGGAAAGAAGTGTCTACGCTAAAGACTGAACCATTCGGGAAGCGATACTCGCCCACTTTGTCGGTCGTAGGTATGCGCCACTTCTTGAGCCATTCAGGAAGAAACTCAAATGCGAGTTTTGCCTTATCAAAAATCTTGGCGGCATTGTCTAGGTCATCGGCAATAATGCCGGCATTGAAGTATTCATTGAACAAACAATCGTCCAGGGCATCGATCACGGCAAGCGTAGTAAAGCCAAGTTGTCGCGCTTTTAGATTAATGTTTCGATGATGGCGATTCTGAATGTAGTGAGTCTGCTCAGGATTAAGTCTAAATCGGATAATATTCCCATCCTTGTCACGGATGGAGTAAAGACTATTCAACCGATATAGCTTATCAGTAAAAACCTTTTCAAGCTCTTCGTTCGTAGGGTTTTCAATGTCACTAATTAAATCAATTCTTGCTTCGGATAGCATCGATTAGTCTTGTTAAAGGATCTACTGAATCGTCGCTCTTATGCTCAATTGATTTAAGCTCTGGAAGAATGAACTTGGCAGCATCCTTGGCCGACTTTTGTGACAATTCGGGGGAGATTGTATACTCCTCTACCTCTTGAATGTTATCGCCCTTGCCTACAAACTTCTTTTGATACTCTGGCAATCCTAATGCCTCATGATTTCTCATTGCATAGTGAGCAAGAATAGTGAAAGGACAAAATCCAAGCTTCTCGGCGATCTCTCGGGCTTCTCTTGAGCGCTTAATCTCACCACCCCTAGGGTTTCCTGCTCCTTGCGGTCTCGGGTCTCCTGGTTTAAACGGCATGTAACTCCTATGTTACTTTTACATAAAGGTATGCGTTAATAATCTCTCAACGGCGAGCTTCTTCAAGCGCTACTTCGTCCACTCGAATAACAAGCTTCTTCTCTGTTGATATTTTCTGATCTGTATTGATTTGCTTAACGTATTTCCATGAGTCGTCCTCAATGATGCCCGAAAGGACAAGCCCGTCAATGAACGGCTTAAACGATGAAATAAGATTGTCGTAATCTAATGTTCTAGATCCGTGCCTGGTTATGCTGATCTTGAAATTCTCAAGCGGCTTTTCCGGTTTCTTACCACGGCAAAGAAGATCAATCTCAAGCTTGATTTGCTTAAAGACATTGTGAACCTTAAAGCGATTATGCCCCTTGGTTCTATTGGCGTCTGTGTCTCTTGTGGGAATTTCTATTTCAAGTGAGTACATGGATCAAGCGTAATGCCTGACCCATGATTAAAGATATTATCTCTTCGACTTGTCGAGCTTATCTACAGTTAGTGTATGCCGTGTTTCCGTATTGGCTTGTGGTACAGCTTACGCCTCTTCCATTGTTCTGCTGCATGTTCTGCTGATACATGTTTTGCTGTGACTGACGACTAAGCCCATCGCCGATTTGCTGACTTGATCTCTGAATTGCTCCGGCCATAATCCCTCTGTTGTAGTCTGCTCTCTCCGAGCTTTCATCCATTTGATAAAGAGTGCCGTCTTTAAACTTCATTATCAAATCTCTTTTAGAAAGATCACAGTCCCATGCGTAGATTGTCGCCGTCATTGCCCCGAAAATAACATCTTTCCACTCTGGGGCCTGACAATATTCATAAACCAGTTCTGTCTCGTTTCCGCTAAATGACTCTCTGAACGGTTTCCCTGATTTCTTTCTAACCTCTTCCATGGACACACCAGGTTTAATAAAATCGAATTTTTCTTTTCTTGGCATTGCCAGTGAACACGAGGCAAGTGATGTTAGCGTAAATAGAACGATTAGCGTTTTCAAGAGCTCTCCTTGATGGGTTTTGGGCTCTATCGGCACTACTTTAAATATTCCTCAGTTAATTTTTCTTATTCGGCCTTTTGCGGCTTTCGACGAACTCTTTCATGAGCTCTTCCATGACTTTAGAGGGAGCTATTGGGTGACATGCCTTCTTAAAGGCTTCAAGTGTTGACTCAGACAGGTATAACGAGACTCTTTTCCGGTCTGATTCACCCTTAAGCTTGTCCATTATTTTCTTCGTATCCATGTTTAGAATGTTATCCTAAGCCTTGGATTATTCTAGGACGAATAAATAGACCTATTTTTCAACCTATTTCTAAACCTGATATTAAAGATGCCTTAACATACTGATTCCTTAAGAAATCTTAAGTTTATCTTTAGATTAGCCCTCCGATTAGTTAAGAGTTGTTTATACAAGTGGAGTTTTATGCAATCTCGTAGAAAGCTAGTGAAGCAGATCATGTTCCTATTACGCAATATAAAGGGGGATGACGCTAAACTGAAGGAATTTGAGATTGTCTATAGAGACGGGGCGGTTCACGGATTGAAGATTGAAATTTTAGCGGACGAAAAACCACGGCCAAAACTTGAGTTAATTAAAGACGAAAAG